CAAAGGTTGAGTGGAGCCAAAATTTGGTTCAACCTTTCTCAAAGGTTGAGTGGAGCCAAAATTTGGTTCAACCTTTCTCAAAGGTTGAGTGGAGCCAAACTTTGGCTCAACCTTTCTCAAACTTTGGTTTTACCTTTTTCAAAGGTAAAGTGGAACATTATCTCCCTGTCCATACTTTCACAATAGCTTTCAGCACGGTGCCTTTTTTTAAGTCCGCTTTATAATCATTATAAGAATATCCCCATTTTTGGTATTTCATTATATCGCCAAAAAGTGATTTTCTGTCACCAATATTTTTGTATTCAGTAAAAAAGATGGCACCAAATATTCTCTCTAAGCAACATCTATCTTTCCGATTTCGAACCGTTACAATCATATTTGTCAAGCCGTATTTATTTTCCAAAGCGAGTAGAAATTGACGATTGATATAGCTTTGGCAACCAAAGCATCCATACCATTTCAAATGTTTGAGTCCAAGCACCATGTCATTTAAAGAAATCTTTTTCTTAATTTCCCAGCTATTACGCAAGACTTCTGAAATTCGAAACGTATTTTCCATATTTTCTTTGTCTGCATAAAAATGCCATAAGGGAAGCACTTTGATATTTTGAAAAGCCTCAAAAGGAATACGTTTGTGAAAGAATACACTGTCGTGAATAATGACGGCATTGTCGAAGAAAGCATTTTTGATAAAATAATAATAAGGGAGCAGTTCGCCTCTTCCTGCAAACTCGCTTTGAACAATAGTCACATTTTGGTATTCGAATTCAGCGCGAACAAACTCGGGCTTGCTATTGTCATCAATAATAACAATTTGTTTCAAAGGATAAAAGGTGCGTAGAAGCTTTACACATTGATTCCAATATTGGTTGGTGTGTTCCGACACAACATGTCTTGTTAAAATAAAGCCATACGATTCCATTATTATAATTGTAATATTTGTATTTACAATTATAAACAAATTATTCTCACTCTTCTTCTTTGTTATAAGACACTCTAAATATACACAGGAATACTATCAATGTCTATTAGATCGCCAAGCGGGCGTTGTTTCGGGTCATGATCAAACAAATATTTCTCGAATTCTGGTCGCTCCAATTGTGCTTGTGGTGTGTGGTTATGCACACACCGAGCAATCATTTTATACAATTTGAAATCTGGGTATCGATCTGCACCATTGTTTTTGTAAAGCAAATTGACTCCTTTGTCATCCAAACACCACTCCACCACGATTCGGCGAACAGCGTCTAATTTTTGTAAGTCGCGCGCTTCACTTATGTCATCGATAATATGGTCAAAAATCGAACAGGCTAAACGACACAAATCAAAACTGAAATTAGGTTCCAATCGCGGCTTTTGATCATTGAAAAAAGGTTCGGTATTATACTGAGTAGCTGCATCGCCGCCATTTTGAAAACTATCACTGCAAAAGAGGTTTCCGTTGCACTTGTAAATGCTCCTCCCAAAATCAATGATTTTGAAAATGCGGCCGAATGTGGGCACTTTGTAATACTTCTTCTTGTAACAATAATACAAAAACTTTTTATCCGTTGAATTGTACATGATATTGTTGGTGTGAAGATCGTTATGGGTAAATGAAAAGGTTTTTTGATAGGTAATCAGCATCATAATGATCTGCATAAAAGCAGAAAACCATTCTTCCTGTCTCAGTTCATTGTCCAAAATAAGATTGTCAAATGTATCTTCGCATTTTTCCATAAAAATAACTTCTACTGGAAAAGCGGGAATCACCGCGTTGATGTATTCTTCTTCATCATCATCGTCTTCATCATCGTATTCGTCTTCTTCTTTATCGTCTTCTTCTTTTTGTCCTTCGTTTTCGCCTTCTTCCAGTTCTTCCTCTTCATTGGAAGTGTGGGAAGAACGTGAAGAACATGATGAATTGGAATTCAATGTGAACTTGGAGTCTTTATCATTGTCTTCTTTCACTTTCTCTTTCTCTTTCTCTTTCTCTCTTTGCAAAAAATCAACATGTGTCATATCTACTAACTCGGTTTCATCCGTGATTTCTCCACATTCAAACACATCTTCAAACAAATCGTTATGCACAGATTGGAGTGAAATTGACGATTTTGCCGAGGAACTGTGATCAATTTTAATGGGCTTTCTTTTTTTTTCTTCTCCTTCTTCTTCTTGGTCAAACAAATGGTCGTAATCATCCACTGTGTATAAAATATTTCGGTTTTTTTTGAAAAAATCAGATGTCTGCAAATATTCAATGTCGTCGAACACATTTATAGTAAAATTCTTTTTGATAGACAAAAAAGAACCATAGTAATCCACTCCATGCAAAAATTGATGTTGGTGAAGCAATTTGCTTGTTAAAAACAAGAAAAATCCGTCCACATATGATGCATTGTTGGCATTCAGTAATTTACTATGCGTGGTTGTTTCATTTGAATGAATATCGGGTAATTGAAATAATGTCGGATCATTTATATTGTATTTTCCTACCAAATATTTAAAAGTGTCCAACAGAGGGGCTATTTTGACAAAGCTCTTTCTCTCTTTTACTTTATTATTATCTATATTTTTAACCTTGCAATGATATACGTTGTCGCGATCTTTCACTTTATTGCCCACATTTGAAATGTAATGCAAATTGTTCAAGTTGATAGAATTATAATTGTTCTCATTCAAGGAAAAGAACCGGTTGTATAAAGGGATATAGTTTTGTGTTTTAGAGAGAAAAAGAGAATCCTCTTTTTCTAAATTTGCAAACAACTCGGCATTTTTTCTTTTTTGATAGTTCAAACTAAGCATTATTAGCTATTTAATATAAATATTGTGGTTTTTAAACTCATTTTTTACAAAAGCTTCTTTTCTCTTTTCTCTTTTTCTCTTTTTCTCTTTTTCTCTTTTTCTCTCTTTTCTCTTTTTCTCTTTTTCTCTCTTTTCTCTTTTTTTATATTCGTCCAACAATATTTTTTATTTTCTGTTTTTACTAAAAGCATGACTTTAGAATTGAAAAAATTTGATATGAAGAGTATCAGCTTCAAACCAAATGAAAACAAGGGACCCGTTGTGGTTTTGATCGGGAAGCGTGATACAGGCAAATCTTTCTTGGTGCGTGACTTACTCTATTATCACCAAGACATTCCCATCGGCACCGTCATTTCCGGAACAGAAGAGGGCAACGGATTTTACGAGAAAATGGTCCCCAAATTGTTCGTGCATAATGAATACAACACGGCGATTATTGAAAATATTTTAAAGCGGCAGCGCACCGTGATGAAACAGATTAAAAAGGAGATGGAAGCTTACAAACGCACCACCATTGACCCGCGCGCTTTCGTTATTTTAGATGATTGTTTGTATGATGCTACGTGGACACGTGACAAAATGATGCGGCTTTTGTTCATGAATGGAAGACACTGGAAGGTAATGTTGGTCATTACAATGCAATATCCGCTCGGAATCCCTCCAACTCTCCGCACCAATATCGACTTTGTTTTTATTCTAAGAGAGAATTATATTGCAAATCGGAAAAGAATATATGAAAATTATGCGGGTATGTTCCCCACATTTGAGTCTTTTTGTCAAGTCATGGACCAATGTACGGAGAATTTCGAGTGCTTGGTAATTAATAATAACTCCAAATCTAACAAACTGCAAGACCAAGTGTTTTGGTACAAGGCCGACAACCATAACGAGTTCCGTTTAGGCTCTAAGGAGTTCTGGGAATTGTCGAAAGGCATGAAAGACGAGGACGAGGAGGAGATGTACGATCCAAATTCAGCGAAAAAACGCGGGGCGGGACCTAGAATCAGTGTGAAAAAGAGTACGAAGTGGTAAGAAATAGTATTTTTGATTAAAACAATTTAAATAGAGGGCGCAATATAACGCATTACACCCTTAAGATGGAAATTATAAAAGCTTTTAATGAAAACGCAATGCACACAAATATTACGATAATTGGTTCATACAATGAACCGTTATTTAGAGCAAGTGACATAGGAGAAGTGTTGGAAATGTCTAATATTAGAACCACGATTAATGATTTTGACGAAACTGAAAAGGATGTACATACTATGGACACCCTTGGTGGAAAACAACAAGTAATGTTTCTCACTGAAAAAGGCCTGTATAAAGTTTTATTTAAGTCAAGAAAACCTATAGCAGAAAAATTTAAAAATTGGGTTTGTGAAATAATAAAAGAAATCCGAATTCAAGGTTCTTATCAATTAGAAAAACAATTAAAAGAAAAGGAAGAACTGTTAAAATTAAAAGACGACCAATTGAAGGAAAATAAAAAATTATTAGATGATTTGGAAAAAATAAAAGAAAATGAAGAAAAGCCTACAATTTACATTTATAATATTGACACGCGGAATAAAGATTCAGAATTAAAAATCGGCTACACAATGAATGTTTATAAAAGAATTAAACCTTATAAACAAGTGTGCAAGTTTGGACAAATTGAATTTATGAGTGTAATTTATTCTTCAAATATCAGGACTGTTGAGAACTACATACATTTTTTATTAGAAAAATACAATATAAAAGACGAAGTTTTTAAAATTGAAGTGAATGAAGCCATCGCAATAATTAATACAGTAATTAATATGATTCATATTGTTCAAATCAATAATAGCTCAGAACGGAATTTGAAATTAAAACAAGTCTTTGAACAAGAGTCCATGATTTTAAAAAATGAAAAAAGTGTGAACATTTCTACAAACACTATTGGAACACAAACTGATTTTGATGATGAAGTTCCGTCGTCCAAACCTCTTATTTTTGACGACAAAAACTTACACCATAATTTTAATGAATTTGTAAACACTTGTTGCATTGTCAGGAGCGACGTAGAAGTAAATTGCAAGGATATTATTGGACAATATCGGTTATGGGGCAAAAATACCAAAAAAGAAGTTACTATTGCTTTTAAAAATTATTTAGACATGAGATTTAAATATTGTAGATTGCAAGTCCAAGATAAAAATCAAGTTGTAAATGGATACAAAGGTGTTTCGTTGAAAGAAATAGATTATAAAAAATCAATGACTCCTTCAGATGTTGAGACATTTTTATTTGAAATGTGTATCTTTACTCCAAGCGGAACATTATTAAAAACAACATTGACTGAGCATTTTATAGAATGGAAACAAAATGTAAAAAAGATGATTACAAACGAAGAACCAAACGAAATTATTAATTATTTAAAGAAGTGTCCGCATGTGATGTATTCCACGGTTTGGTCAACTGATGGAAGCGGGCAAGGATACTACGGATTAATTTTAAAAAGCCAAATGAAGGATTATAAAAAACCATCTACTACTTCTAAAAAAGTAGAAAAGAGAGAAATAAAAACAAATCAATTGTTAGGAACTTGGAACACCGTTGCGAAAGCCGCAGAAGCTGAGAAAATATCTGCAGCCAAAATGAGTAGGTCTATTAAATCTAAAACTATTTTTAATGACGACTACTACTATTGCACAAATTAATACTATTTATATAACCACAACACATTTATATAAATACTTGAAAGATGAAGAATAAATTCAGCGAAAAAACGCAGTATGAATCAGCGTGAAAAAGAGAACAAAGTGGTAGAAATGAAGTGGTATAAAAAAAGAAAAAGGGTGTTAGACATATTTTGAAAAAAGGTCGTTACTCATTTGCGCATGGTACTGGGTCTCCAGTAATGGCTCCGGGACAAAGTCCGCGTTTTTTATCCGGATTCAACGTAATTTGATATGTTTTAACTAATCCTAAAGTGGAGGGTGTGTAAGGATTCATATTTGAATAAGCATCTACAAATTCATTAAAGTTTGCATATGTAATTGTTTTAGTACTAAAGTTTTTTCCGGAAAATGGAGTTTGTGTTTTATTTCCTAGCAAGAAATTATCAATGTCACAAGCTCTGTATGCATTTATTACAGTTTCCTTCAACCCAGGAATTTCCAAGGGGGAAAAAAATCCTTCCGCATAAACCTTAAAATTTTCTAAATATAAATAGTTGTTATTTTGGTCGGTGTTGACAAGAAATTGTAAATTGTCAATCATCGATTCGGTGATTCCGGACGCAACCAACACTTTTCGGTCGTCGGGTAAGTCCAGTATTTGAATGGATATGCTCTCTGATCCGGTTGAAGGATTCGCTTCGTAGAATACAGCAACCAGTCACGGTGTTTTAGATCCATCTTTTTATAATATAACGCAAGAAAATATATTATAATAAAATGTCTGTTAAACTTTTTTATTCTGCAAAAGTCTGTTTAAAAATCCTTCTTCCGATTTAAAAGAAATATACATATTCACAATCTCCGCCGGGGAATAAAAATATTCATTCACCTTTTTCAACGCATCTTTATCAATTTCCGTTCCAAAAAAATGATGATGCATTTCTGCAATCGTATTATGACTCGCATTCTTTAGCTCATGTGTAATGTCTATTCTTCCTGGACGCACCAATGCGCCATCTAGTTCATCATAATGATTGGACGTAATAATCAATATGCGGCCAGGTGTTTCTCGAATACCATCCCACAGATTTAGAATATCATCTAACGTAATGGAATCTTCGTTATTGGGCAGAGGCAATTGTATTTTTGATGGTTCAGTAATCATGTGTTTTATTACGGTTTCTAGCTTAAAAGAATCTTCTTCTTGTTCTAGTTCTTTATCGTTTCTTTCTTTACCGCTCCTTTCTTTATTATTCATATTATCATTCATATTATCATTCATATTATCATTCATATTATCATTCATATTACTATTCGGCATTCTTCGCGTATTCTTTTTCAATCTATCTTCTCTCTTCAAGACAATATCCCCAATACAATCAATGTCTTCAATGACTATAATCTTGTTGTCGAATGAAATAGATTCCTTCTCGTTATTCCCATTGTAAGTGTTTTCAAAAAAGAATTTTTCTAATTGTTGCTTGGTTTTAATAATCTTCAAAGAGAGAAAAATAATGTGCCGACCCGTATATTGAGCCAGCGCCTTGATTAGCGACGTTTTTCCTGTTCCAGGAGGACCACGTAGTCCAATACCCAGCGTATAAGGAATGCCCTTTTCAAAATACCAATCCCGATTGTTCAAGAAAAAGTCGATCTTTTGCAAAAACTCTTTCTTCCCATCAAAAAAGATGTTCTGGAAAGTCCTTGTAGAGAGAAATTGCGTCTCGCTCCAGCAATTGTAGATACTTTCTTCATCGTATTTGGTCTTATTCAAAATGTAAATAAATCTTTTGTTTAACCGATTTGTTTTGATTGCTGTTAAATAATTATTTGTGATGAGATCAACATGCTCCTTCAATTGGTGCAATGTCATGGAATAAGAATAGATTTCAATCGTTATTTTTTGAGTCTTAGATGTGATTCTATCGTTTTGAACATCGTCATTGGAAGAGCGACAAATAACAAAAATATCATCCTTGAGTTTAAAGTGTTTTTTCTGTGAAACCATGAAAAAATCCAACACTTTTTTACGCGGTTCATCTGTTAAAAAAGAATCATAGTTAGTAACCATTTCTTTTATCTGAAAAATACTTTGGTTTGTTTCCATTGTGTTAATCATATAATTCCAAAAGGCCTTGAATCGGTTGCTATAACTAGCTGTGATATTGTTGCACGCATTGTAGACGCTTGTCACCGAGCTATATCTGCCTTCCAAAATAATAGTATTCTTTTTATAAATCAATGTTTTGATTTTTTCCAGATCAAAATCACGCATATTAAAATTTGATTCTCCCATAGCGGAGAACCAGCAACCAATGTAACCAAACGCGGTTAAAGCGATTGTAGTCAAAATTGTATCTATAATTGGATTATTCGTCTTGAACATATGAAAAATATTTATTTTCATAGAATCTTGAAAGCGATGTTTAAGCGTGTCTAAAATATCCATGTTTTTACTACTATTTTGTTACAAATAGTAACACAAATCATTTTAAGTATTTTTTTTATAATACGTTGTTGAAAATACTCGATCTAACCATGGTTCGCCAAAATTATAATTGGGGTAAGTGTGATGCTGAATATGATGGGAACCAACTATTTTCGCAAATCGTTTGTCGTGTTGTAACAAATTGCGCACAATAATAAAAATAAAGGCGACGAAAAAGATGGAGTAGTTGGTCACCTTTTGGAAAAAAAGAGGGACAATCACACCAGCGGTTTCCAAAGGGAATTCTACAAGTTCCCCTTTATAAGCGTCACACCAAGTTATTTTGCTGGGCAAAGTGGCATGATGCTTTTTGTGAAGGAAATATAGGTGCCGCGTATGCATAGCTCGATGTATTATATAATACCACACATCATTTGAAGCGATATGTAGAAAAAATATTACTATCAAATCCAACATTTCTATTATTTCTACATAACACAAATATTTTTTACAAATGGATTATGTAAAAAATATTTCTTCCAATCTATCAACCTATCAATCGACTTCTTCCAAATTCATATTCACATTGACCTTCTTATTCGCAAAAGGTCCGCTAATTAGCTCACTCTGTCCGTGATCCGTATTTCCAACAACAATATTTTCTCCTTCAAACAATTCTGCGCAAATGTCCGCGGTGGAGATGGTCTCTTGTTCCCGAAGTGCGAACTCTTGCGTGTTGGCATTATTGACACCCACCAAATTGCCCTCCTTATCAATCGTTTGTGTTAGAACATTGCCCGATTTTTCCGCCTTCTTAACATTCTCGTCAATCGCCTTTTGTTTCGTCTCCTTGACACGTTGTTCAAACGCCTGTTTTGCATTGGATTCGTTCTTGTTCTTTTCACTCATCAATTGATTTAGCTCTTCTTCCATGTATTCCACGCGTCCGGTCTTGTAAGCTTCGGGGTCCCAGGGCATCCACATGCCCACTGGACCTACAAACACGTCATGATTGGGATCGATTTCTCTCAAAAGTTTGCATCGCAGTTCAGCTTCCTCCATCGTGGGATAAGCGCCGCGGATTTTTAAGCCCCTCGTGCAAGTTTGGAATTGGTTTGTGATTTGAAACGATTTTTCTAGCTCCTCCTCATTGTTGTCTAAAAAAGTCTTGAATTCGTCTTCCATCCCAGATTTTACCAAATTCTCTCTTTCTTCTTTCACAAACTCTTTGAAATCGTTGGTCAAATCATCAAACGACATGTTATATTTATAAGAAACAAAGTTCAAAAACTGAATAAACTTTTCCATCGATTTATTGAAATCCCACTTCTTTAGGAACTCTTCGAAAAAAAATACTTCCTTCTTTTTGAGAACTTTTTCCGGAGAAACAAAAGACACACAGACAAATTTTTGCCCCGAAATGGGCTTGTCTTCCTCCAACAAATCCACATATTTGGGATTCTGTTTTCCATTTTTCGTTTTTCTCTCAAATCCGGATTTCTTGGACGGTTGTTTGTTTTTAGAATGTTCCATTTTAGATAAATTATTTATTTAATTTTAAGTTTTTTATCGCATAATATATATTTTTTTTCTGTTTATTTATTATAAATGAACGGACTCGTGAATGTCGGAGAATTAATCAAGAGAATTATCAAGTATCTTGTGGAAGGTTTAATGGTCGCCATCGCTGCTTTTGCCATCCCTAAACGTTCTTTGAATGTGGAGGAAATCATCTTAATCGCTTTAACGGCTGCCGCCACTTTTAGCATCTTGGATACATATATCCCTAGTATGGGAATGAGTGCAAGGTCAGGAGCCGGATTCGGTATTGGGGCAAATTTGGTAAATTTTCCCGGAGGATTTTAGACGATAAATGGTCACAACTTTTTTAAAAAATTGATTTATAAAATGGTGTAGAATCTCATATATATTTATATAATTGTATATATGAAATTCAATAATGAAACCTTGGCAGAATATTGCAGCCAAAACAAAATAAAATTAACATGTGATTATGCAGATGTTAAATTGAATCGCGACAGTTTTATTAAAGGGGGATGTATTATTGAAACGTGTTGTAAGACGTTTTATAAAAAATACAGGCAAATCGTCAAAACAGGAGCTTATTGTGAAAAATGCATGTCGGACGTTTCTAGACAAAAAATAAAAAATGCACTGGTAAAATGTGACAATAATATGTTGAGTCAGTTTTGCAATGAAAATAAAATAACATTGATTGACGATTATACTGAACAATTTGTAAATAATAAAACAATTATTCAGGGGCTTTGTTTGCAACCTGGGTGTGAAAATATATTTGCCAAACCATTTAGACAATTAATAAAAATAAATGGTTATTGTGAAGACTGTAGTAAAGAAAATGGAAAAGCTAAAATAATAGAAACTAATTTGAAAAGATATGGTTTTGAATGCGCTTTGAACAACAATGAAGTAAGAGAAAAACAAAAACAAACTGTTATGAAAAAATATGGCGTAACATATATTTCACAAATAAAAGAAGTTAAAGAGAAAAGCAAAAAAACATCTTTAGAAAGATACGGAGTAGAATATCCTTTGCAATGTCCAGAAATTAGAAAACAAATGGTGGAAACTAATTTGAAAAAATATGGATGTAAAAGTCCTTCACAAAATAAAGAAGTTCAAGAAAAAACATTTATGACAAATCTTGAAAAATATGGTTGCAAATTTTCTTCATCTAGTGAAATAGTAAAGGAAAAAATAAGACAAACCAATTTAGAGCGATATGGCGTTGAACATCATTCACAGAATGGCGAAGTTGCTGACAGAATGTTGAAAAGTGCCTATAACAAAAAACCATATAAAATGCCGTCTGGAAAAATAGTGGAATACCAAGGATATGAACATTTTGCGTTGAATGAATTATTGTTTTTTGAAAAAATGAGTGAAACAGATATTGTCATGAACAGAAAAGATGTGCCCGAAATATGGTATATAGACAACACCGGCAAACAAAGACGTCATTATGTTGATTTTTATATTCCGTCTCAAAACCGATGTATAGAAGTGAAATCCACATGGACAAACCAAGAAAAGAATCATGTGTTGGAAAAACAAAAGGCAGCAAAAGAACTCGGATTATACTATGAAATTTGGATTTATGATAAAGAAGGAAATAAAATATAATCTTTGCATAATATACTAAGGTATTATGCCAAGAATGTCTAGAAGAAGAAAGAATATGAAAAGAACAATGAAAAAATGCAATGGTGGAAAAAGAAGAAGAACAATGCGTCGTGGAAAAAAAGGAGGAATGTGTTATGGTCGAGGTGTAGGCATGAATGCATACGACCCGAATTTCTCCATTTACAATACTCGGGAATTGGAGCTGTTTCCTTATAGACCGACTACAAAATAAAAAAGAAGAAAAAAGACAAAAGAGAGAAAATGAAAAAAGACAAAAGGAAAAAGACAAAAGAGAGAAAATTAGTTAAACCGTGTTGATAAATTCCCAGTCCAATTCCTCGCATATTTTTTTCCAAATAGCGTCTTGTTCGATACGTTTTTCCTTGTCTTTTAGCAAAGGAAACATGGGCAAATAACTCGTTTCTCCCAACAATTCGCACAATTTGTACGCCGTGTAATAATAGTTCAAAAAATTCACGCGGTCATCGGGACAATATTTAGAATAAGGCGCTTGCAATTCGATAAAAAGGTTGCACAAGGTCTCTTCCAATTCTGGGCTCATGATTGGCGGTTTGATCCCGAGTTTGTCCTTGATAAAAGGAATGTGTTCGTAATACTTGTTGTAGCCAAGGTTTTTTAAAATCTCCTTTGTTTTTATGTTGGTAATTTGAGTCAGGTCAATTCTCTCTTTCTTGATCTGTAATTTGATATTTTCAATGACATCTGGTGGAATTTGTGTCGTTTCTTTTCCCTGAAATTGAGCCAATATTTCTTTAAAATGATTAATACGTTTGTAAGCATAAAAACACACTTCTTTCGGAGGTTCTTTATAAGACGGTTTTTCGTTTTCGATTAAATATGGAATGCTTCTGGAACAGGTGTTGCATAGTAAAACGCCTTCGTCTTCTAAAGGAATGAGCTCGCCTTTGTGACAAATCTGGCAGACATCGGTTTGAAATACGTAGGCATTTACGTCAATAAATGTTTCGTCAATGTTGCTCAAATATTTTTGAACAATGTTGTTATTGTTTGTTGAATTATTATTGTTATTATTATTGTTATTGTTGTTATTGTTATTATTATTGTTTGTTGAATTGTTATTATTATTATTGTTATTGTTTTTACTATTATTATTGTTATTACTGGCATTATTATTGTTGTCGGCATTGTTCGCCACATCTTCTTGTATTTTAAAAAAACTTTTTAACAACTGGGTTTTGCTTGTTTGTGCAGTGGATTCTGTATTGTTCGATTGCAAACCAACCGATATATTTTTTTTATTCTCAAAATAATCAAAAATATATTTGGAATTGTTTAGTAAATACTCTTTTTTTTTATTTTTAATCTCTTTGAGCTGTTTTTTGATTTCATTGATACGGTCGTTCATGTCTAATTTTTGCTCGATGGACAATGATTCGCTTTCCGTAGCCAATTCTTGCATCAGTGTCGCTTTTTCTATTTTCAGTTGCGGTATAGCATTTTTCTCGTCTCTCGAAAATTCATTTAGGAACTCTTTGTGTTTCCCATCTAGCGTAACAGATGCATTTTTATTGTATTTTAAACTTTTGGATGTTTTTGGTTTGAAACCAGGCATCTATCTTTTAGATAGAGTTGCGAAAACTTGTTTAATTTGTAATACAATCAAAATATATTTTGCAATTGTTTAGGAATAAGAAAAAATGGGTCGGATCAAATATGAGAGTATATTATTTACACCTGTTCTCATTTAAAACGCCCATTATTTATAAAAAAATTGATATAAAAATATTACATAAATAAAAATAATATATAATACAACAAATAGCACCAATGGCATTAGATGATTTTGTAACTAATAGAAGTAATCAAGATACTCCCACTATTTCGCAAATTAGCGAACACTGTGATGAAATACTTGATAAGTTATATCGCGTTGATGAACATAAAAGAGCTAAATATAAAAAATTTATGAAAAAATATATAGATATGAATGCAACAACAAATCCACATCTTAATTCATCTTATAATACAACTTATCGTATAGAAAATGAGAGCGAACACTCTAAAAACTCAGAAAAGTTATATAAAAATAACACACATTGTGCAAAAAAGAAGTAATTTTATTTTAGTTTATTTATCATTATAAACCATAAAATATTGAAAAGGTATAAAAAACAATATAAAGACAAGTCAATGTTATAGTATAGGCAGCGAGCCTCACTTTACCCGGTTAGCTCAGTTGGTAGAGCGCCAGACTTTTATAAGGGTTTCTTTTGAAATCTGGTGGTCCAGGGTTCGAGTCCCTGATCGGGTGTTTTCTTTTTGGATCGCGCCTCCTTTTTTATAAAAATAGTTTTTATAAAAAACTTATTTAGGCAATTTAAACCAATGTATTATGAATATTTCGGTGTTTTCTGTTTATATTGGCAAAATAATATTGCAGACCTTTGTAAGACGTTAAAAGCGAATTAATGTTTTCTAACTTGAAATTAATGGATGTGAAAATGAATCTGGATTTTCTAAAAGATTTAGAAAAAGACAATGGATTAAAGATAGATTCAATCAAACTCCAAAAAATGATGTTGCTTTTTAACGCTATAGAGGATGGATGGTCTGTGAAAAAACGAAACAGTTCGTATGTCTTCTCTAAAAACCACGAAAACAAAAAAGAGGTGCTAGAGGATGCTTATCTGTTGAAATTTATGAAGACCAATTTAGATATAAATAAAATTATTTCATAGTGAAATTTTTAGTATTATGATTCAATTTAGAATCAATTTAAATTTATTAATTAATTTAATTAATTTAAAATCCGAAAAATTTTTTTCTTTAGCAATATTATAAAATATGGGAGGTGGATTAATGCAATTAGTCGCTTACGGTGCTCAAGACGTTTACCTTAAAAACCTGTAGGGTAGAAAAACATCAGGGAATGTTGAAAAAATAAGACATTCATAAAGCCTTTTGTGGAAGCTTTTATAATAAAAAGAACCACCGATGTTAATCAGGGAAATTGAACATTTATATATAGTTTCAATTTGAAAAGCCCTGGTGAGAAAATCAAATTGCTTGAACCCCCTAAAGCTTATTCTACTAAACAGTTTTTGTGAGAGAACTGTGGCCAAGACAAAAAACTTGGGTATAGTGAAAAGGAATAAGATGAAATGAATGAATTAGGTTGCATTCATTAAAATGGGCAATGAGCAGCCAAGCTTCTTTAACATTTTTAAAAAAATATAAATACAAAATAATATATTACACAAAGACAAATGGAAATACAAACGTGTGATATGTGTGAAATAATTAAACCTTTAGACAAATACAGAAAATATACCGATAAGGAAAATCATTATTCCAAAACATGCAAAAAATGTTTGAATGAAAAGGATAAATTAAGAAAAAAAAATCTTAGAAAACAAAAATCGGAGACTTTTATGGTTACGTGCGAAAAATGCAACGAAGAAAAAGCTTTAAAAGAATTCGCCAAATTGAAAAAATATTATAAAAGAAAGATTTGTGTTTCTTGTTATCCAAAATTTTTAACAGAACAAAAGAACGATTGGTGCAAAAAAGAGAGTGAAACAAATATGAATTACAGAATAAAAAAATCTATTGCAGCGCGTTTGAGAACAGTTCTTGTTAAAAATGATTCAACCATGAATTATATCGGTTGCAATATTCAGTATTTGAGAGAATGGTTTGCGTATAATTTTACTTGTGAAATGAATTGGGAAAATTACGGTAGTTATTGGTCTATTGACCACATTATTCCAGTTTGTAAATTTGATTTAACTGATGAACATGAAAAATTGCAATGCTGGAATTGGACAAATTTAATCCCAGTTCCACTTTTAAAAAAAGTGGAGCAAAACAATCACAAGGATTTGGCTCCACCTTTTCAAAAGGTGGATGTAAATAATATTTTAAAAAAAATAGAAAAATTTAAAGAAGAAGGTTCAACGACTAAATGGTTTTCGGGAGAATTTGTTTTAAATGCTGAGCTTGTCGATGCAAAAATAAAACAAAGTTCTTCATAAGATATAGTCTACTCCTTATTGAAAAATAAGGTAGAGGAATTGTACAGGAAATCCTCAAATTACTTTTTGGAAAGTTACATACCGCCGCTACACAAACTTTGCTATTGAGTCTATAGAGCAAACTTTCAACGGTCAAGCCGATTATGGACGTCGCGTTCAATGCGTCATCAGCAGAAACGGTGACTTGGCTTACCGCACTTATTTACAAGTGACCATTCCCGAGATCAACCAGCTCATGGGTCTCGGCAACTATTCTACCGGCCAAAACACTGGCGTCTATGCCCGTTGGTTGGACTACCCCGGAGAGCAACTCATTGCCCAAGTGGAGGTGGAGATCGGAGGTCAAAGAATCGATCGTCAATATGGTGACTGGATGCACATCTGGAACCAACTTACCATCACTTGCGAGCAAATCCCCGGCTACTTCAAGATGATTGGAAACACCACTCAACTCACCTTCATCACTGATCCTTCCTTCTCTGATGTCGAATCCCCTTGCGACTCCTTGGCTCCCCGTCAAGTGTGTGCCCCCCGTAATGCTCTTCCTGAGACCACTTTGTACGTTCCTTTGCAATTTTGGTTTTGTACAAATCCAGGGTTGTCATTACCTCTTATTGCCTTAACATCTGCAGGGCAGAAAAGCACTCATCCTAAAAATTATATGGAAACTTTTAGGGAAAATATGTTAGAGGTCCATAATGACTTTTTAAGTCAAAATCCTCAGGTGCTAGTAGCTTGTTGCTAAATGCAGCAAGTTGCAACATTTTCAAACTGTTCGGGAAACCCGTAAAGACGTACACAAAAAATTGATTCAAAAATATTTAAAGATTAAACTATTGTAACAATATAATGACAAGTAAAATTTGTAGCAAGTGTAAAATAGAAAAACAAACAGATGAATATTATAAAAACAAAGCAAAATCGCTAGGCATCAATAGTGAATGTAAAGAATGCACTAAAAAATGCCAACAAAGCGAAACATATAAAGAAAATAAACAAAAAAGAAGAAACCTTCCCGAATTCAAAGAGAAAGAAAACCAAAAATACAAAGAATACTATCATCGTCCAGAAATTAAAGAAAAATATGCAGCTTATCGTAACACAATAGAAGTAAAAGAAAGAATGAAAGCGTATCGCGAAATTGCAGAAGTTAAAGAAAAAGAAAAACAGCGACACAAAGAAAATCTGCCTGAACGAAATAGAAAATTTAGAGAAAGATATAAAAATGATGAAAATTTTAGAATAGCTACTATTTTGAAAACAAAAATCCACAAAGTAATAAAAGGATTAAAAACATCATTTTCAGATATTCTTGGTTGTGACTTATACTTTTTCAAAAAATGGATAGAATTTCGTTTTGATGAAAATATGAATTGGGATAATTTAGGTGAATGTTGGGAAATAGACCATATTTTACCAATAAGCTCTTTTGACTTTACAAATAAAAATAATATTCAAGTTTGTTTCCACTGGACTAATTTGCAACCTTTACTGTGCAATGAAAATAGAAGTAAATCTGCAAAATTAGAATTACACTACTACTTTAACAATGTTGTTAATATAAATCGTTTCAATCAAAAATATAATCAATTTTTAGGCTACCAAGCTTTAAATGAAAGTTTAAAGTGGCTGAGAAATAAAGAACTCAGATATGGTAAAAACGCCTCGTATGATTTAGAGAAATCTAAAGAAATCGGCAATCCGCAGCCAATCTCCTAAGTCCGTCGCCAAAAAGGCTCAATCTTCAAAAGGTTGAATGATAAGGATATGGAGAAGGTCCAACGACTAAACGGAAATGGGTCTGAGAAGTCTAATCAACTTCAATGAAGGCTTAAGATATAGTTCTAATCCCTCTTGTAATACAAAATACACCGAAAGGTGGGGTAAAATCGTGATGTGCAGTATCACGAAGTCAAAATCAACCTCGATATTCGTCCCATTGATGAGTGTTTGTGGGCCGTTACAACCTTAAACTGCAACAGCAACCCCTACCCTGCCACCAACGCTTTGGCTAGTCAATACACCGTGGGAACCCCCGTCCCCGCCACCATTGCCTACAATCAATCTTTGGTCGCTGCCTCTTTGTACGTCGACTACGTGTTCTTGGACACTGACGAGCGCCGAAGAATGGCACAAAACCCCCACGAGTATTTGATCACCCAGCTCCAATTCACCGGTGATGAGTCTGTGGGTTCTTCCAGTAACAAGATCAAGCTCAACTTCAACCACCCCGTGAAAGAGCTCATCTGGGTCGTCCAACCCGATCAAAACGTCGATTACTGCTCGTCTTTGACTTGCGACGCCCTTTTGTTCAAGGTCCTCGGTGCCCAACCCTTCAACTACACCGATGCCATTGATGCACTCCCCAACGCCATCCATGCTTTCGGCGGACCTGCTTCCATCGCCCAAGATTCTCGTGCTTACATCAACGCCCAAGGTCTCTTCCAAGACGCCGGTGCCATGGACTTCATTCCCCCCTCTGGTTTCACCGGATACTGGCATGGACCTTCCAACCCTTACAACGAGCCTGATTTTGGCGGACCCAATGTGCCTTTGCCACCCAATGCCAGCCTCAACCTCCCCGCTTCGGTGCTTGCCCAATTGTCCACTGGATCTCCCTACAACCACAACGCCAACTCCGAGGTCTCCGATGCCGGCACCTTCGTCCTCGCCGAGACTTCCCTCCCTCTTCACTGCTGGGGACAAAACCCCGTCATCACCGCTAAGCTCCAACTTAACGGCCAAGACCGCTTCTCTGAGCGTGAAGGATCCTACTTCTCGTGGGTGCAACCTTACCAAGCCCACACCCGCAACCCTGATGAGGGCATCAATGTGTATTCTTTTGCATTGAGGCCTGAAGAACATCAACCAAGTGGCACGTGCAATTTCTCGCGCATTGATAATGCTACACTCCAACTTGTGCTCTCCAACGCCACTGTTGAGGGAACAAAAACCGCTAAAGTGCGTGTTTATGCCACAAACTACAACGTAAAAATTCTTAGTGCGTTGAAAAGCTACTTACAAAGACAATGTGAGCTCTTGTCTTTGGAAAAAATAATTAAGCACTCACAAAATATGCTAGTAGCTAGTGAAATTGTTTGTTTTTGACTACATTCAATTTTGCAAAACACCTTGTTGTTCGGGAAACCCCTTATAGCCTTCTACACCAAGCACAATTTCGAAAGAGTTGTGTGGCAGAGATTTAACTCTGGTATGGTAATAGTTAGAAGGATTGGGCAATCCGCATGCTTACTACCTAAATCCGATATGATAGGAAATGGTAGGGCGTCAGAGACTGAACGGGTGTTGGTCGGTGATGATGGTTTAATCAACCGGAGCTGGCTTAAGATACAGTCCAATCCATTAGGGAAACTTAGTGGTAATCATTATGGCTAAGAATAATGAGTGGAATGGGAGGCCTTAACCTGCGAATATTAATTCGACTAACCAGGGCCGAAAAGCAGTATGCTATAGTAAATCGACCTCTTACTATAGAAAACCATTTTGGACGTCGCAAATGTTTACCCAGTCCAACTGCTAGTAATAGTTATTTGCTTACAATTTGACTATTGCAACATATCTTGTTGTTCGGGAAACCCCTTAGAGCTTTTTCTACCAAGGATGAATACGAAAGTTTCATCTGGCCAAGAGTAATGAACTTGGGTATGGTAATAATGAAAAAGATTGGGCAACCCGCATGCTTACTACCTAACTCCGTTGTGATAGGAAATGGTAGGGCGTCAGAGACTGAACGGATATGGGTCAGCGATGATGGTCTAATCAACCAGAGCTGGCTTAAGATACAGTCCTCCCCAATAGGAAACTTTTGGGATTACGAGTGCTTACTCCAATTAAGCGCACGGTTACTTGTTACACATTTTACATTGCAATAAAAATGATATAAATTATTCATGTTATACTATTTATAATATGAATACAACGATGGATTTTGAAACCGCAAAGACAACTATCAAAAACACTTATAATGTTATTGAACATTATTACTTTTTATTTTTTATAAAATAAAATACTATTTATTTCTTTCAATACATTAGATAAATCAAACATTTTTTCGTTCGGGTTAAATCTAATAATTTTGTTACCTAATGAAATTATATAATTCTCTCTAATTTTTTCTTGAATCTGGTCTCTATCAGAATGATTATTTTCGTCGCATTCAATTACCAATTTATAATCTACAAAATATAAATCAACTCTATATTTTTCAAAAGAATATTGTCTTTTTACATTTAAAATATTACTATATGAATTTTCAATAAATCCTATTGTTTGATTCTCAATGCACATTCCTATAGAATTAACTTGTTTTACATTCTCGTTTATATCTACTAAATATCTATTTCGCAAATTGAATGAATTTTTTAATAATTCAAAAGCTGTTTCAGAAAACAAATAATTAATTTTATTTTTCCCTCCTCTTTTGTGGTTGTTATTGTTTTTATTTTTTTGAATAATATAATGAATATTCTCTTTGTAATTCTTTTTTAAATACTTAACAAGATTAACTTTTTGAGTAGATAAATGTAGCAACTCATCTAAATTTCGAGTAAATTCACCCATTTTATATATAAATTTATAAAATAGGTTACATAATAAATCAATTTTTTTGAACAAAAAAGCAATATACAAAATATCTCAAACTTCAACTAAATCCATAGCAATAGCATCCTCATCAAAATCATATTCAAAATATTTTTTGTTTAATCTATCCCTCGGAATATTTTCTCTCTCTACGAGTCCAGTAAATCAATCTCTGTATAAAGTTGCTATTTTTTAAAATGTTTTCTTTTTTTTAATGTTTTCTTCTTATTTATCAGTTTTCTTCTTTTAAATGTTTTATTCTTTTTCGTCTTTTTTCCACCGATTCCATTAAGATTATGTTCTCGGTTACGAGAATTTATTTCTTCTCGATTTATTTCTTCATTTATTATGTCTATATAACGAGGAGGCAATCTTTGAACAAAATCAGCATCTATATTACGTAAATCAGCACCCCTGTGTATCAATGTGAGAACAATTTCCTCATTATCAGGTATAGATAATGCCAATTCCAACGGGGTAAGCCCACCTGCAGTTCTTGCATTAATATCCGCACCTTGGTCTAAAGAACTATTCACTTTAACGATATTGCGATTAGTAATGCCTTTTTGAAGCTTTTGATTTGCATGGTTTTTCTTGCCCATTAAATAATATATATCGTTCATTTATATATAATAATGTAAAAAAAAATTTCACATTATTCAATCCATATCAATAGCAACATTATGAAAAAATTTATTTTCAAAAGAATTAAAGAACCTAATTATAATTATTTTAGAGAGAAAGGAACATCATCAAATAAGAAAGCTAGATTGCACAGAGGTGTAGGTTGAAACGCCTTCGCTCATATAACTGCACACTTCTTTGCATATCAGTTCATTGAACAAGTATTTGCTGATGTGGTCTTCTTTGCCAGCCTTCAATTGCACCCCTTCCGCAAGCGATAGGTAGGGGTTGCGCGTCATCCACAGAATGTTGGCTTTCATCTCGTATCCGAATGTGCCAAACAGATAAGACACTGAAAAGCGGTCTCCTCGCAAGCGTTTGCGGTCAAGCACATAGCACTCTTTTTCGTCGTCGTAGTGCAAGGAAATCTCAATTTGGCAATAACCGCCTCGGACGGTAGGCATTGGTAAATTACTATAATCATAATCATAATACATTTCTTCATAGTTTGGTTTGTTGTGAGGAAACATAGCCAAAGCTTTGTCTGTGGCATCAAAAATTGCCATTCGTTTTGCCTGATACGATTCGGATGTTTCGTTAATGAACCACCCTTCTATTCTGTAAGAAGTAATGATAAACGATGCATTTTTTCTTACCCATTCTATGCGCGGAATCTTACCTAGCATTTTTTCTACAAAAGAAATGATTTCATCCTCTGGAACTAATGGTATGACAAGAGGCAACAACATGCCGCGTGTGTCACGATTGCTACTACGTTTGGGAATTAAATTGAAATTGAAATTCATGTTGATGATTGATTTGGTTATATAAGTTTTAGAAAATCTTTAAATTTCATTTCAATTTTTTACCATAAATATAAATATAAATATAAATATAAATCTGGGTAATTATATATGGATGAAATTTATTATTTAATTCACACTACAAATAATCCGGATTGCATAAATTGGACTGAATTAAAAACCGCAAAATTTAATACAGATGACCAATTTCCGGGTGTATTTTTATCAATCATTACAAAAAAGAATGTCAATAAGGAATTCATATTTCCTAGTAAATATATAATAATACTCTCAAAAAAATTAATGCTTCAACAAAATTATCATATGAATTTAAGAGACCATAACGGCATAGTTTCAGAAAAAAATACATATTTTCCTTGGAATTTAGATAATTTTATTAGTAAAAGTAACCATTTATTATCAAGTGAATCGCGTCCGGAAAATGAAGTTGTGTTTCATGACAACATAGATATGAAATATTGTTGTGCTATTATTAGTATTTTTAAAAAAGATACAACTATAAAAATAAATAATTTTTTACCTGAAATACCCATTGAAAACGCAGAAGAACCAGATATGACAAAAAAACCTTTTTTTTGTTTTCCATTTGAAGATATATATACCGGAAGCAATGAATTGTCCGCAAGTTCTAATAAATGGTATGAAATGATGGCAAAAGTATGTAAAGTTAATATAGATGAATCAAGAGAAGATATTATAAAAAAAATAAAAGAGAATGCATATAAATTATATAAAAATCGGGATGAACAAAACATAAATTTATTGAAAGAATATACACAAACGAAATCTAAAAGGAAAAATAAAAAAACCAATCAAAAAACTAAAAAGAAAAAGAATTTTTATAATTAATAATTAATAATTAACAATTAATATCCTTACCAAAAATAACACCATATTAAAAACAAACCCTTGAGCAGAAAGAACAAATCTTTTGTTACACTGGTGTCTCATAGACCCTATACCAATCCGGTTTCTCTCTTTTCTTCTTCCAAGAAGCAATTTTTTGTTTTTCTTCAGACATGTAATAGTTCCTATAAGATTCCACTGGGTCGTCTGTTTTGAAATGCACCGGCATCGCAAGGGCAAATGGAGTCAAACCCTCTTCTTCAAATTTGTCATCGCTCGGCACATTCGCTTTCAATAATAGAGCCATTAAATACGATTTGTGAAACTTGGTGTCGGGATGTCCGTAACGAAAGCGCCACTCGTTGTGCAGCTCTTCCACCAAATCTAGCGCCCACATGAAATTCGCTTTGGATTTGCGGCACCAAATGGTGACAGGATGATTTTTATGCGCCATCTTGTAAATCTGCTCGTTGATCGCATCATCTGGGTCTAACACCCGCTTGCAAGAACAAAGCATCTGCACGGCTTCCAATAATATTTTACTTACATGCTTGTCCATCATGGCTTGGGCGATTTCTTTTTGAATCAAAGAGAGAATAAATAGGTTCATTGTTTTAAATCTAGAGTAATATTTCCTTTTGTAAAGTTGATGTGAATAAGTTATTGATATTTTGTAGGTTAAACAAAAAATCAATTCAATTTTTTCTTTTTTACATTCTTCTTTTAACCCTTTTAACCCTTTTTCTCTTCTTAGTAGTTCCTTTTTTTCGGTAGTGTTTCGCCTTTTTCATAGTTCTTTTTCTTCTTCTTCTTTTACCGCCGAACCCAAACCGCGAAGTGGTTGTATCGTCATCATCATCGTCATCTGAACCAAACAAAGAACTAGAATGTGCAAAAGAACGAGGTGGAGACATAGGAGAACGATATGCATTCGGAGGACTGACATTTTCATCATCTTCAAACAAAGAATTAGATTTTACTCTTTGCAAAGGGCTAGTGGTTGCCGCAGGCGAAAAAGACAATCTTCCCTTTTTCCGGTTCAACATTGTTTGATCCGAAATTCTTCTCATTTTCGCTTCATCAATGATTCTTTGAGCACGATTTGGCGGCGTAATTTGCCCAACATATTGAATACCACCAACATCGCAAATCATAAATTCAGGATGAAATGTCCCGCCCATGTCTGTCCTCATACTTTGAATAGCATAACCGTCATATCCTTGCTTGCACAAATACATTGACAAATCGCGATCGGGGTCACTTTGTGAATCGCGAACCCCTGTTTCAAATCCATAATTTCTCTCTAAAATGTCTTGAATAGAAGGCGGCGCGGTTTCATATAATTTCTCTTGTGTTGCTTGATCATCCAATGCCAACAATTTGTATTCGCGTGTTGTTACAAATTCAAAAATAACGCCATATTCTTCTTCATAATCTTCAATGTATCCAGGCGACATATTTTTAACACCAAAAAAAGACAATTGACCAGGTTGCAAGGAGAGAATTCCAGCCTGTTTTGTCGCCTTAAATAAATATTGACTAGGTGACAATACATAATAAGACATGCCATTTTCTTCTATTTTATTTCCAAATGGTTCCATATATATAATCAAATACTTTTATTTTTTTGCAAAACATTTATAAATCATAAAATAATCTTTGCGCGAATTATAAATAATTTATAAAAAATGTAACTATTTATAATTTTATTTTATATATAATTATGTATAGCCGAAAATCATGATCGAATTAAACGACAATATTCTTTATATCATTTTTATAACTCAACTCATTGCTTTTGTTATGATTATTATTTCTTATTTTTATTATAAAAATCCCTTTTTGAATAGATTTGTAAATAATTTAACTATTTTATCTGGATTATTAACATCTGTTGGAGTTGTTTTAACGTATTTACTTTTTAGTACGTCTTATCAAACAAACATAAATATGTTTACTCTTCAATCAACAGACAGAGGATTGATTAACATATACAATTCATTTAATGATAATTATGAAAAATGTCCTAACTTTATTGAATCAATGGATTTCAAGTTTAATACAAACAGCAAAAGCGCGTATCATTCATCAAATGAAAATTCAATCGCGATTGATACAATCAGTGTAAAAATATTTCAGTCGGTGGAAGATTATTTAGTTACAGCGACACTAAGTTCGACAAGTAACGTGGAATGGTTGTCTAGATTTTTATCGTATTGCAGTTCAGACCAATTGAAAGAAATGTGGGCAAAAAAAAAATACACTGTTGGTAAAAAAGCAAGAATGTACATTGATAATTTGTTTAAAATTATAGAAGAAAATACGTTTAATAACGCTCAAGAAGTGATTGATTTTTGCAATAAATACATGTATAATAACGAATATAAAAAAATAATGGTGCAATAAACTGGGTTGGAAAAAATTGAAACAAACTTTATATTTATAATGATTTTACACAATTCACCAACCATGACCGTCGTCGAACACAATTTCAAGGTCGCTTTTACGTCCGCGACAATTCGCTATGCATTTGACAATGCAATCGGATTAGAAGAATTCATACGTTTTATCATTGAAAATTTACGAATCGAATTTCGGTTTCGTCCTGATTTGATCGTGGAAATCGTGGAAGCCGGACAGAATACAGAGGAATATAGTAGCGAAATGGCGCCCGCATTGGAGCCTTCTTCCATTTCATTCAAAAACTATTACATCAACCGATTAACAGAAGACTTGTCCTTTTATATCCGGGTGAAAACGCCAAACGGTAATATTCTTACCAATTTGGAAGACATGCGATTACGTAATGTGTAAAAAAATTGTGAGTTTAAAGTTGGTATTTTTGGAAATTTCATAAATTATTGTTTTTCTTGTAAATAAAAACAAGCCTGAAAATACAACAATAATGATAGAAATATATTTAATAAAGGATAAATTCTCGTAATATTTTTATTCGCTAAAATTACCCAGTAAGCTGTTGTTAGTATAATGTGCGACACAAGTGTGACCAATAGTAAGAATGAATTATTCATTTCAGGGTATTTTTTTACTAATATATAGGGGAGCGCGGTAGCAATTGTCGCAATAATAAACCATGTAATCCAATGATAATCGGTCGACATGTATAATAAAATAATATATTTTTTTATTATATGAGCAAAGATTATTTGAGAAACATATCTGACATTTTACAAAACATAAAAAGAGACAATGAAGCAAGAGAGAGAAGAAGAACAGAAGATATGGAAAATGAAAGTGAAAGACAAGAAAGTGAAAGACAAGAAAGAAAATATAGAAAAGAGCGGGCAGAATTAGAGTCCATGCTTCAATCGATTAGAGAAAAACATGTGCCGTATTTGTCAAACGAAGATGGAGAAGGTTGTCCAATCTGTCTTTCACCGTTTTGCGAACTAGAAACAGAATTTACCGAAAACAATATTCCGCGCACAGAATTAAAAAATCCAGATAATTATCCGGTTCGCATCACAACATGTGGGCATATGTTTCACCAAGACTGTTTGCGTGCGGCATGTCAAACAGCTGGTAATACTCTTAGCCATTGTCATTGTCCGATTTGTCGTAGGGTATTCAACTATTCCACCAATACAGAAACGTTGTTTATTTGTCACGCCATCAAACATGAGATGAATCATGCATTTTACGATTATGTAATGAAAAAAGGAAGAGGTGTGTTAGGGGGGAAAAGAATGAGAAGAATGACAACAAAAACAAATAGAAGAGAAACAAATAGAAAAGACAAAAGAAAAAAATCAGCGACAATAAGAAAAACAAGAACTAAAAGACGACAGAATAAAATACATTATTACACCGACCGAAAAGAAAAATGAGACAATTTTATTTTAAAATTCGATGGGTGAAAGCATTGCCTTCCGTAAAGTCAAGTGATTGTCTAACTTTTTCCTCTTCTTTTCGTTTAAAATAACAAAAATATAATATAGATCTAGTATATTATGTTTGATAAAATAAAAAACCTTGAAAATAAAGGATACTATCCAGATACGATATTAGATATTGGAGCTCATCATGGTTATTGGACAAAAAGTATGAAAAATATATATAATGATTCTAAATATTATTTATTTGAGGGAATAGAATATTCTGAATTAAATCAATTTGCAAATAATGAAAATATCAAAGTGTACAATGTTATATTGAACGATAAAATAGAAGAAATAAATTGGTATCAAATGAAAAATACTGGAGATTCTATGTTTAGAGAAAAAACACACTATTTCAAAAATTGTGACATTATAAAGAGGCAAACGATTGATTTGAATACTTTTATTGTAGAAAATAATATTTTACAAGAATCAAAAAATATTTTGATTAAAATAGATTGTCAAGGAGCCGAAATACCTATATTAAAGGGTTCTGGTTCCATTTTGGAAAAAACGGATTTTATAATTTTGGAAATGCCTTTGTTTGGACAATATAATGAAGGCGTTCCCAATTTTTTAGAACATATTTCTTTTATGGATAAAATTGGATTTAATGTATATGATATAATTGACAATCATTATTTCAATGGTTTTAATATGCAAATTGATATGTTATTTATAAATAAAAATCATAAATTCAATACTATTGTCAATGATTTGTTATTATAAATTATTACAAAAATAACAATCTAACCAAAAATAAGTGATTTTATTTTTATATAATATTTGTCTCATTTTTCTTTTTAGTCGGTGTAATATTTCTCTCTACGTACAATAAAATCTTTCCTTATTTAGAATTGAAGAGCCGATTCATATTGATAATTTCCGGTTTATCCGTCTCCGCAGTGAAAAGCTTCATGATTTGCTTATCATCGCGAAACCGAATTGTATAATTTTGCTGGATATTGTTTCGCCCTACTCGTCCCATCGCCTGAATGATTTTTTCCTGCGTTAAATCCAAATCCTTGCTCAAATAACTATGACAAAACTGATAGTTTGTTCCATAAATGTAGTCGCTCGTTGCAATAATCATGTACAACTTTTGTTCATCCGCCATCTTTTTCATGATTTCCATATAGGTCACATTTTTATGATGCATGAACACGCCAATGCCCAACATCAGCAAAATTTTCCACATGTCGTCTATTCCGTGAAGCGACATGATTTCGCTGACTACATGCTCATCAATGTTGGAAGCGAACGCGCCAACTGGTTCCAACTCTTCCGCCCATTTTTTCAAGTGATGCGGTTTGTTCGGCACAAACGTTTCGTTCAATGTAGCCGGTTTTATCATCGAACGAAGCATATTCATCTCATTCGCAATTTTGCGCGCATCGCCCTTTCCCTCTTCATTCGGTTTCACCTCCCGATTCACTTTTCTCAAATCTTTAGCAGATCCACCATTGCTCGGTTCCGCTTTTTCTTCCAAATGTTCCAATTCCTTTTCCATAGCGCCAATTTTCTCATTGATGGCATTGTTGTAAGCAATTTTTTTCATAATGTCTTCCATCACGACGGATGGAATATTTGCCTGTTGAATGCAAAACTTGCCGATTTTTTCTACTTCGTCAGTAATGAAAATAGTAGGACCATCCGTCAAAGTGTGCGCATCTTTGGTTGTGACATAGACGCCGGCTAAACCATTAGTTGTGATCGGTTTATCTACTATTTGTTCGCTCGCCAAACGGGAAAGCGGAGCACCAGCTAGTTTTACATTTGAAGAGGTTGTATCTAGTGTTCCCGGTCCAATACTTCTCGTTTTTGCAATTTTATTGCCCTTGGTGTCAACAGAGTCGTTGGAAACCAGTTTTGCTTTGCGGATGCCGATAAAATAGCGATAAATAGAAGACCATATGTCAGGCTGAATTTGTTGCAGCAATTTGATATAATATACTTTGATATTTTTCATGTTGACTACGTCCAGCGTGTCGAAATGGCGTTCCAACCGCATTTTTGCACTGGTAAATTGTCTGCCATTTACATAAGTGATAAACTCTGCCACTGCGTTCAGATCAAAATACCGGGTCAACGTCAAATGTTCTTCGCAGTGAGCAGCGATTTGTTTTACCTGTTCATAATTATCGCTCAAATAATGCGGCACGACAATAAAACCATCCTTGTTCAAAATAGGGATAGACTTTTTGCAGTCGTGGCTGACAATGTTGTAAATATTCGACCCCGCGAATCTCGTTTTGAAATCAGGGATGGTTTCATGAAGCTCGACCAATTTAGGCAATGTGGCGGAAGACAAGACCACATTCGGAATCACATTTTCCTCCCAGTTCTTTTGTATGATCTCATGAAATTCATGTTCTTTATAATCCAGTGTAATGGTGGGTTCATCCCAATAAAGGATGATTTTCTCTTTTGGATTGAAGGCGAGCATGTAATACATGGCGAACAAATAGGAACGAATGTCGCAGATAATGATTTCTACCTTTTCACCCACACTATTGTCCACTTTTCCGATTCCTCCGCTCCGCTTATTCCGTGAATATTCTTTTGCTGCAAAATAATGCAGACGAATGTCTGCTGCGGAAGAACATCCGAACGCAAAGGCAATTTTTTTATCTACTGAAATAGCCGCTTTTGCTAGAGCAAGCCCAACGTGTCGCGCTGCGCAGACAAAGATGATCTTATGCTTTTCTGCGAGAGCAATAGGCGTCATTGTTTTTCCTGTGCCAGTAGGAGCCATATATAAAACCAATTTGGCTGCCGGATCTTTGCACACGGTGAAAATCTCCTTTTGATGTTCGTAAAGGGTTAAATCTTCATATTTTAATAAATGCTCATTTTTTTCAATGAATTGGGCTGCATTTTCCACGATAATAGCCAAGTCTACATGGTCCTCATATTTTTGTAAAATGGTGGCGACAAGATGTAAAATGTGCCGATTGACTCGTTCTACAGTGTTTTTCATTAATTTATAAACGGTGAAATAGTGAAACGCAAATTGCTTGGTTTGTTTCTCCACTTTGCATTTCATACATTTTGTGACATGATCTAATAACACAAATTCGTATAAATTCGCGGACTGCACTGTTTTGTCCTCGTTATTTTCTAGGCGAATACGGTCTGCTGAGGTTACTTTTACTTCGGCTTCCACTAAAATCGCTTTATACGATGGATCGTCTTTTAAAAGCCACTTTTCCACCTCTTTAACCAAAGGTCGCAAATATTTATTGTACAAATAATCCTCTTTCTTCAGGCTATATTCTATCTTTAAAAAGGTAAAGATAGAATGATGTGCGTTTATTCTCACATTCACATTATCATATCCTTGCATAATCATTTTTAGCACATTTTGTTCCTGTTTGGAAACAGGAACTTCAATGGTTTGCCATTCAGACTTGTTAAGCTTTCGTTGTTGGAGATCCATTGTTCAAAGACGTTGGGTTGTGTGTGTTAATTATATGTGATTTTATCTTTATATTTATTTGGAAATCAATTTTATTTTATTTGTAAAAATACAATATGGCGAATTATAAAAAAGAACCGATTATTGAATGTCCGCATTGCAACCAATCAGTTTTAATTGAGCAGCTTAATTGCAAGATTTTTAGGCACGGGGTTTTCATAGCGACCGGGCAACAAATTCATCCTCATTGTCCGAAAGAATTATGTGAAATGTATTTGGAAAAGGGGTTGATATATGGATGCGGCAAGCCGTTTCGCATTGTAGAAACAGGCGAACCCGGTTGGAAAGCAGAACCGTGTGAGTATATTTAGTTAGACTGTCAAAAAATTGAAATCTTTTTTCAACATCTACTGGCATTACATTCAACATCAACCCAAACACAAGCTCTTTAAAACTCTTTTACACCTTTACCATGCAAGTAGACGATGACATCCTTTGTATTCGCAGTGATAATCTTACGGATTCTATATATGATATCAAAAAGGCACTGGAAGAGTCCTCCATATGCCAAGTGCGAAAAATATTCGCCGCATGCTGCAATGACGACCCCGATGAGCATGCAACTAAGAGCAAACCAAACAAAAAAGTCTTTTATATTTGGGTAAAATGGAACAATACAAACGCATCGTGCATGTTTACTGCGCGATTGACGCATCAAGGCGAGCATCCACTCTTCAAACTAGACAGATGGGATGAGCCGATTGTTTTAAAGCGGGACGAATACGGCAACGCTGTCGAGCACGCACATTGGAATGTTAGACGTTCTTCTAGATTTATGGTGCTAGAAGATGAGAGTTATTATCTAGGTGATAGAGAAAACGAAGACAGATGGCAAACGTATTTGGCAGAAGGTGAGTCAGCAGAAGATACAGATGACGAACAAGAACAAGAACAAGAACAAGAACAAGAACAAGATAAATAAATTAGCACTATACCTGTAAATGAAACCAATATTTTGAAATTTAAATAATAATTATTTTTTCTTTGTATAGCAAGATATAAACCAACCTAACCCAAAAACCAAAACCATTGTTTGGCTCCACCTTTTCTAAAGGTGGAATCGTTCATTCCTTTGCAATCTTTTTTATAGAGAGAATAAGTAGATAGATACAAATGAAAATATCATTATTGACACCTATATTAAATATTGCTTTCAATTATGTGGCAAAATTTAGCAAAATATACAATATCGATGAATCCCACGCTTTAAAACATAGTATGGAGACGTTTCGTCTAGCAAATGAAATTTACAATAACGAAGTGCAGTCCAATGCTTATTTAAGAGAACAACAAGACATCATTTACACTGCCGCAATTTTGCACGACATGTGTGATAAAAAATACATGGTTGAAAAACTGGGTCTCTCTATTATGAAAAATCACATGTGCGACATTATGCCCATTTCGAGATTGGACACCGTTTCCACCATTATCTCCACGATGTCTTATTCCAAAGTCAAACAAAATGGATTTCCTCTTTTAGGAGAGTATCAATTGGCTTATCATATTGTGAGAGAAGCTGACTTATTAGCTGCATATGACATCGACAGAACCATCATGTATGGCATGATCATGGAAAAAATGGACTACTGTGATGCTGTGGTAAGAGCGATAAATTTATTTGACACACGCATTTTAAAATACAGAGAAGACAATTTGTTTGTAACGAATATTTCCAAAGAGATTTCTTCGACACTACACGAAAAAGCTATTTATGACATCAAAGAGTTAAAAACGATATTTTGTAGTAGCTCGTTTATAATTTAAATATATTATAGTTATTTATATAAATGTACGATAATTATTTAGAATATATAATGTCTTTTGTAAATTCTTTACATGTTAATGAATGGACATTTAAATCAAATATGCATTATTGCTGGATATTAGAGCACGTCTCGGAGAATCAAGGTAAAGAATATATTGCAGAAATTGAAAAAAAATTCAACTTACTTTATAATTCAAATAAACAATATTTAATAGAATTATGTCACTTAAATGACATGTGTGGAAAACCTAATAAATTTATTTTTGAAACTTTTACTTGTTGCTCCCCTACAAATTTAAGATACATATTACATAGTTTTTTAATACTAACACATATGAATAATTGTATGTTGAATAATATTGATATTATAGAAATAGGCGGAGGGTATGGTGGATTATGTTTTTATATTTATAAACTGGCACATTTATTTAATATTAAAGTAAATTCGTACAGCGTATTTGATTTAAATATGCCTTTAATATTACAAAAAAAATATTTAGAGAATTTGGAGATACGTAATGTAAACTATTTGGAACTTGATAATATTAATAATTTAAAAAAAAATAGTTTTCTTATTAGTAATTATGCTTTTAGTGAGATTTCAATGGATTTACAAAAAAAGTACACAAATGATGTATTAAATCCGTATGTATCATATGGTTTCTTAGCTTGGAATGTTATAGATGTTTATGAATTTATTCATAATAAAAATATTGCAGTAGAAAATGAAATTCCTCTAACTGGAAGAAAAAATAAACTTATTTATTTCAAACCTATGTAAAATAATTATAAATAATATATAAACATTTCTTTTTATGACAATATAATAACAAAAAGAAATGTTCCCAATCAAAAAAAACAAAGCAGTAAAGATTCATCCAAAGCTTTTGACAACCGAATACAAATTGCAATTCGATGGATGTAGCAAGGGAAATCCTGGATTAGCCGGTGCGGGGGCAGTCATTTACAAAAATGGAGAAGAGGTTTGGGGTTCTTTTACCTATCTGGGTAATTGTTGCACTAATAACGAAGCGGAATACAATGGACTCATTTTAGGGTTGCGTTATGCATTGGATGAACTCGAAATTAAACATTTAACCGTGGAAGGCGACAGCCAGCTCGTAATTAAACAAATGAATCGGGAATACAAAGTAAAATCCCCCAATTTGCAAGAACTGTTCCAAGATGCATCGCTTTTAGCCGAACGATTTGACTACATCGCTTTTCAACACATTTATAGGAACGATAATAAAAGGGCCGACGAATTGTCTAATTTGGCCATTCCATTATAAATAATTTATAATTTATTTATAATTTATTTATAATTTGCATTTTATAATTTATCCATACATTAAGAATTGTATTCTAGCAAAGGAACATTTAGAACCTTGGACGGTTTAAACCGTAATAAGTCTAGTTCCTTTTTTGTCGTGGGAAATTCTTTCACGCCGTAAATATCTTGCAGTAAAAGCCACTCGAACATACCTCCTACATAAATATAGACATTGTAAAATCCAAACCCAGTTATTTGATTGTATTTCTTATATATTTTTTCATCATTACTGTTTTTTCCGTAGATAATAAATTTGATACTTGTTTTTCCTGTAGAAATCAAATGATTCACAATTTGTTCTTCTTTTTCGGCATTTATAGTATTCGGCAGCAAACATTCTTGAAAATTGGTTTCTAATGTGTTGATTAACACATGTGTTTCTCCGTTTCGAATTGCATATTGAACATCTTCAAAATTTATTTTTTTTACAGATTGTGTGTTGCCCATATAAAAGATAAAAATTAATTTTTAAATATTAAATATTTGAATAATATTTAGAAACGATGGGATTTATCCTATTATTTTCTTCTCCTAGTTTTAGTGCCTTTTTTTAAGCGGCGACTTTTTCTTTTTCCACCAAAAGTATCCTTTTCTTCAAATCGGTTGAGCTCGTTTCTTTGAAATTGTCTTTCGCGTAGTGCATTGCGATCATTGTCTAACCTTTCTTTTTCTTGGTTGTACTTAAAAGGGTCCCTTATTTTTTCCAAATTTTGTTGTCTACGAGACAACTGAGCTTGCCTCCTTCGTTCTCTCCATTCTGATAATTTTCTTGTAAAAAAAGAAAAAAACCCTCCTCTTTTGTGCATCCTTATATAATATAATATAATATAATGTATTATAATATAATAATTCGTTGTATAAAAATTTGGTTAAAGATTCAAAATTATATAATAGATTGATAGTGGCATGCGCTTGTATTATATTGTCTATATTTGCTTTTGTCTTCAAAAAAAAACAAAAGCAAAAGCAACCAACTCAATGAAACTGCACCACAATTTCAACATCCTCCTTCTTGACACTCTTTGTAGCGGAAATCGAAAGCTCTTCTCTCTTCTTTCTCGTCTTAGAATTGTCCAAAACACATTCCTTCTTCTTTGACGTGCTATTTCGGTTGTTCATATCCTTCTCAATAACATCATAATGCTGGTCGATGTAGTCGATCACGCGATTTTCTATCGCCCATTTGAAGAAATTCAATTGTCCGATCGTAGTTTCAATACTTGTACCGTTTCGGTATGGAATGCTTATTCTATCCCAACGGCAGAACGGGTCAAATCTTTTTTTACTGTAAGCTTTTAATTTCAATTTATAATCGAAGTACACCTTGAACCGTCTGGAGTCGTCGATACTGTAAACAACGTAATATTTTTTTGCATAATTCGTTGCAAACCAATCCACAATGCGTAAGGAGATTTTTGACTCGCCTGTAATAATTTTCAACATTCGAGTGAGATAATTTTCGTCCTTGTAAAAATCCATTAAATTGTTTAAAAGCAATTCATTTTGAGTAGTATAACCAGCGCCAACATTATTCATTTTATTAAAAAATAAGTAATTTTTAAGTAGTTTATTATACACAAGATTATAAAATATTTATACATAATATAATTAGATCCATGCAAAATATTATGAATACTTTATTTGGTCCTTTAGGAAGAGAATACTGTGTTTATTTTTATTTTTTATCTATTTTATTTTTTATCGCATTTGCGAGTTATTTAATCATGACAATTGTAAATATGATTCGTAATCCAAAAATGGTGAATGGACAAATGTTGTTAAATTCGTGTCTTTTATTAATTTACACATTGGTACCTTACTATGTGAATCGATTAATGTACACGATGTGTCTAAACAGTACACACTAAACTAATTTTCCGTTTTGATACGACCTTCCGTTGTATTCACTGGTTTTAAAAACTGATCTCGTACAGATATATCTTCTGCATAGTTGGAATTTTGCAAAAACGGGTTGAACCCAATTTGCTGTATTTGGTCTCTTTCTGCCATTTTTTGGCCTAAATCTTCTCTCTTGTTAGAAACTTTGAATCCATTTGCAGCAACTGTTTCATTCAAAATACCCCAAGTATTTTCATCGTAATGGAGTGAAGAAGAATAGGCGGAATTTTCTAAATCCTTATTGAATATTTCTGCATTCTCCTCTTGTTCTTTTTTTTGATACATTCTTCTACTTCGTTCATAGGGTTCTCCTTTGGTCCATTTCCATTCCATTATCTCTATATGCAATAGCGATAATAATATATCAAAATTATTACACATTTATAATCTCTGTTTTTAAATGTGTAACGGTTCAAAAAAAAATTGTAAGATGCTACGGTTCTTCTTTTATTAAATGTAATTGTTTTGTAAAAAGAAATTTATCATCGGTTCTTCTTCTTTTTTGCAAATTGCATTGCAAACAAGACAAATGATAATTCGTTTGATTGTGTCCTTTATCATTGTCGATTCTATCTACCGTCCATTGAGTTGTTTCTCTCGAAATGTCATAGAGAATTAACATTTCCTTTTTGCAATAATAACATTTTAATTCGGTATCAACCATTTTTTTTAAAACGTGATCAAAAGTAATAAATTCGCTTTCATCTAATTTTTTCTTTAAAATATCTTGTTGTTTGTAACCGGTTATTTTTTTTTGAATTTGCTGAATTATAATTTTTGCAGATTCTTCATATTCTTTTTTTATAGATGAATCATTCTGTTTAAATAAAGTACGTATTAATCGTAATTGTGTGTCGTAATTAAAATATTCTTTAGGTAAATTCCAAGAATTAGTTTCTACGCGTTTTTTTATTTCTTTAATCACCTTATTTGCTTTTTTAATTTGGGAGCGATTATATACACCTTGAATATTTACTGTTTTTACAAATTCTTTATTATCATCATTATTAATATTATTATCCATACACATTTTTAAAGAATATATTTAATAAGTATTTTTATTATGATTCTTTTTTTATAAAAATAATATTATTTCACGAAATAGAGTTAAAATTATCTTTACAGTAATATGTATAATGGAAGAAACTACAGTTCCTCTTGAAGAATGTATTGAACTAAAAAATTTAAAATATAAGACAATGCTTTTAACTAAAAAACCGATTCAAGAAACAAAAACAACAAATAATCTTTCTAATTTGGAAAAATTTTTAGAAGAAGAAAAAAATAATAATAAAAATGAACCTTGGTGTAAATTAAATAAAACAGATAAAACAAAAAAAATAATTGAATATGTTGAAACCTATAAGATAGAAAATAACTTGGATCAGGAAGAGTCTAACTTACTTATACATTTCTTAAAAGATTGCTTAGAGCGAAATAAATTAAGAAAAGTAAAAGACGTAGTATATGATAATATATCAGGAAGTGTAAAAGAAATTCCTAGTTTGCATTATATTAAGGAAACAAAGCATTTTACTTTAAAAAATGTGGAGAAACGCGTGTCTACGTTAAAATCACTGTCTGTTAAAAAATCAAATAGCACGATAAAAAATAAATGTATTTAATACCGCAAAAAAATATGTATTAAATATATAAATGACAAGTATTACAAATATTGATCCAGGCATTGTTCCAAGTAATACTGCAAGTTCTATTAGAATTACTGGAACAGGATTTAGCGGGACAACTGTTGAAATTAGTTATACTCAGTCTGGAAGCATATCACCATTACCGACAATAATTACGAATGTCTCTAGCACAGAAATTATAGTAAATACTCCTGCAACTTTATCTGGTTTGTGGTATGTTACTGTTACAAATGGCGGTAATATTTCTAATAACTATCCATTATACTTTGTAAATCCTGGTGCAACTGGTGCATTAGGTGATTCAGGTGCAACGGGTGATACAGGTGCAACGGGTTATACAGGTGCTACGGGACAAACAGGCTCAATAGGTGATACAGGCGATACAGGTGACACAGGTGCAACAGGTGCTACAGGACAAACAGGCTCAATAGGTGATACAGGCGATACAGGTGACACAGGTGCAACAGGTGCTACAGGACAAACAGGACAAACAGGACAAACAGGCTCGATAGGTGATACAGGTGACACAGGTGCAACAGGTGCGACGGGTTTTACAGGTGCAACGGGTGCTACAGGTGCTACAGGTGCAACAGGAAGAACCGGTGCTGCAGGTGCTACAGGTGCTACAGGTTTTACAGGTGCTACAGGTGCTACAGGTGCTACAGGTGCAACAGGAAGAACCGGTGCTGCAGGTGCTACAGGTTTTACAGGTTTTACAGGTGCTACAGGTGCTACAGGTTTTACAGGGAGAACCGGTGCTACAGGTGCTACAGGTGCTACAGGTGCTACAGGTGCTACAGGCGCTACAGGTGCAACAGGTGCTACAGGTGCGACAGG